CCCGTATTTTTAGGACTTGGATTGATAAGTTTTTCAAGATTTCCGGGTGTTGGAGTATTCTCTTTAGCTTTTATGGCAAGTTTAATGGGCTTTGTTATGTTTAATTCATATCCTGCCAGAGTTTTTATGGGCGATACCGGATCAATGGCTTTGGGTGGAGCTATAGCAACAATATGTATATTAAATGGAATAATTTTTACTTGCCTATTATTGGCGGGATATTAGCCGCAATTGCTGCACTCATTGCACTATTCGATTGGCTTTGGGATAATGTAGAAGGATTTAGAGCTTTCTGCTATGGAATTTGGGAAGTAGTCAAACTTCATTTTGGCTGGATGTGGAGCTTTATAAAGGTTATCATAAATAACATTGTAGGATATTTCAAATGGCTTTGGCAGATGGCAAAAATGGTCTTTGATATGATTAAAAATGTAATCTCTTCTGCATGGAACTGGGTTGCTGAGAAATTCAGATGGGCATGGACTACTTTACAAAATATATCGCTAAATATTTGGAACTCTTTAAAAAGTATATTTTCTCCTGTTTCAGGTTTTTTTAAAGATATTTTCGGAGGAGTATGGGATTTCGTTTCGGATGTTTTTAATAAAATCTTGCAAAAAGTCAAAAGCTTTTTAGGCTTCTTAAAACCTGTGATAGATGGAGTAAAAGCCGTTTGGGATAAGGCAAAAGGAGTTTTTGGAAAAGTAAAAGATGCTTATAAAAGAGGAGAAGAGAAAGGAAGAGAAAGCTTTAGAAAAGACCAAGAAGAGGAAGGAATTGGAAATATTAAAAATGATATAGATAAAGTTATAAAGGGGACTGCAGATATTCAACTAAATCCTTCTGATTCTGCTTCTGCACCTACAAAAACAATAGACTATGATAAGCTTTTTGCTAAAAAAGAAAAAGAGAAAAAAGGTAAAAAAGGGAAGGTAGCAGCAGGAGATGAAGACGGCATTAGTATGTCGGGTTCCAAAGGAAACAGGACAATGAATGTGACTGTAACAATTAACAATCATTTCAGCGGCAAAACAAGGAGTGACAACTTTGCAGATAAAATTGTAGGACAAATTACAGACAGGCTCAGAGATGGACTAGTAGCATTAGACTAATTATGAAAGATATTTTACTTGATGAGAATAATGACATTAAAACCCTTAATGGTGATTTTGATACCCACGAAAGTGAAATGCAGGAAGTAGCTCTAATTCTGCAGTCTGTTCAGGGAGAATGGAAACAAAGCCCCCTGCTCGGTCCTAATCTTTATCAGTTTATAAAAGGAAAAACAGATAAGGTCGCAGTGGAAAGAGAAATGAGAATACACCTTGCATTAGATGAAAAAGACTTTGAGAATCTAAAAACCAAAATAGAAACACAGATAAAAAATGACAGATAAGGAAATTTTAGGAATAGACAATCGTGTAGTATTAGGGCAGTTATTCAAACTTGCTTTTGGAACAACACCTATCTATATGCCATTTCCTATCGGAAAACCTCAAGAAGTAGATATGTCGGGCTATCAAGCAGAATTAAAAGAAGAACCTGTTTATAAAGATGTAGCCAGACAAAGCATCTATGGAACTCCTGTTGTTTTTCCAATCATGTTTCGTGGAGGAACTTTTAAAAAATATGATGACAAAGGGAAGATAGTCGATTTTAGTATGTCTGATTTCTGGCTTCCTGATGCAACCATGGTGGATTTCAGCAGAGCAAAGAATATTGTAAAAACCAATGTTTTAGGCTCTAATGGAACAGTCAAAGAGATATACGGATTTGATGACTGGAATATAAGAATAAGAGCACTATGTATAAAAGGTAGAGATATGACCGCCAGAGATTTTGAAAAACACCTTACAGAGTGGTTTCAAATAACAGGAAGTATTGGAGTTCAAGGCTCTTTATTCTTGGAAAAAGGAATTACAAGTATCGTGCTGGAAGATATGGATATTAAGAGCATAACAGGTTCCCCTGATGTTATCCCTATTGAATTTCAAGCGGTAAGTGACGAAGCAATAGAATTGCAAATAACAAAAAGATAGAGCGATGACCTTTACAATGAATGCAGAAATCAGATTTTTAAAAAATGACCGAAGAGAGAGCTTTTCTATATTTCAGATTTCTTCTTGTGAAATTGAACTATCGTGGAAAAATATCTGTGGAAAAGCAGAAATTATACTTCCTAGAAATGTAAAGGATTTTGATAGACAAAAGGTAAAAGATGTCTTTCAGAGAGGAGATAAAGTAGAAATTTATCTGGGTTATGATGGGGATTTAAAATTAGAGTTTAGTGGTTATATAGACCAAGTTTCAGCTGATATTCCCATTAATATAAAACTAGAAGATGAGATGTGGAAACTCAAACAGATACCTGTTAATTTCTCCTCTCCTAACATCAGTTTAAAAGGTTTTTTTGAAAAAGTTGTAAAAGACTATCCCTTAGATATTGATGCTCATATTTCACTTGGAGCAGTAAGATTTACAAAGGTAACTCTTGGGGAAGTGCTTAACAAACTGCAGAGTGACATGAACATTTATACTTTTATCAGAAATGGAAAACTTTCAGTTGCAAAACCCTATTCTGATGTAAAGGATGATAAAGGAGTTTTTGAAGAATTTGATTTAGAGAGAAATTGTGTCAGCAATGATTTGAATTACATCTCCGCAGAAAGCAGATTAGTGAAAATCATTGGACAAACCGCACAAAATGTGGCGAAAGCAGTAAAAGCAAAGGAAAAAGATAAAAAATTAAAATTTGAATATGGAGACAATAATGCCAATGAAACCATTAATTGGACTTTTAATGTAAAGACCAAGAAAGAATTAGAAGAGGCTGTAAAAGACCTTTATAAAAAGAAGAAAAAAGACGGTTTTGATGGTTCATTTACCACTTTTGGTATTCCAAGTGTCCAGCATGGACAGAAAGTAAAACTAACATCTTCTCTATATGAAGACAGACAGGGAACTTATTACATAGACAGTGTAAAAAAGACTTTTAGAAAAGACAGTGGTTACAGGCAGGAAATAGGATTTAAAGCATTTTAAATATGGCTGCAGATAAATTAAAACAAACCCTTTCAGAGAAAATCAAATCTTTTGTTCCTATTCAGACTGTTTGGGCAGAAGTTATGGAAGTGGATTGGGAAAATAAGATAATGACGGCAAAAGGAATAGATGATGAAGAACCTTATTACAATATTCTATTAGGGTTAGACCATGTCTCTGTGAAGCCTAAAATAGATTCTGCATGTCTTATCGGAATGATAGATAATAACCCTACTACACCTTTCTTAATCTGGGCGGATGAAGTAGAAGAATATCATGTAAAAGTAGAGAATACCGAATTTAAAATAAAGGAAGGTTTCCTACTTAAAAAAGAAAACGAAACATTGGCAAAGCTGATGACTGACCTATTACAGGAAATCCAGAAGATGAAATTTTTAACAGTTTCGGGAGGTCCTACAACACGACTTATCAACCAGCCGAAATTTAAGGAAATAGAAAACAGGTTTAAAGAGCTTTTAAAAGAAAATTAAAATGGCATTAAATATCACAAGATTAAAAGAAAAAATAAAAAAGGCTTGGACAGAAGAAATGGAGAATGAGAACGAAAATGATTATTTAGACAAAGTAAGCCAGAAAATAGCTTCTGCTGTGATAGAAGAAATAAAAGAAGTAACCATAACTGCTACTTGTCCTAATGGAAATGTAACAATAATAAAGATACAATGATGGAGGTCATCATATTACACAATCAAAGTCTTTTAGATATAGCCATACAGCACACAGGAGCGGTGGAAAATACCTTTGCTCTTGCAGTAGTAAATGGTCTGAGTCTGACCGATGATTTACCCGCAGGGACTGAAATTAAACTCCCAGACAGCGTGAATAAAGACAGCGATGTGCTGAATTATTACACCGCAAAAAGGCTTCAACCAGCCACAGCAGTAATAATGCTTTCAGAGGCGGAAAGATTAGAAGGTATCGGATATTGGGTTATTCAAACAGATTTTAAAGTAAGTTAAAAAATGGCAAGAAGTATAGAGCAAATCAATAATGAAATCATCAAGGCCAAAGAGTCAGAGCCTGCTCTTGCAGGGCTGACATCGACCAGCAAGGTGGCAATATGGAGGCTTTGGGCATACATCACAGCATTTGTGATTTACACTTTGGAGCAGATATTTGACCAGCACAAAGCGGAGGTTTTAGATGCCTTAACTCAATTAAAGCCCCACACGGCAAGATGGTACAGAAACAAGGCGTTAGCCTTTCAGTATGGTTTTGACCTCATTACAGATACCGATAAATTCAATAATCAAGGATTTACTGAAGACCAGATTTCTGCATCTAAAATCGTAAAATTTTCAGCAGTAACAGAAGCAGATACAGAGAGCCGATTGATTGTCAAGATTGCAACCGAACAGGGCGGAGAACTTCAGCCGATAAGTGTTGGACAAAAAGCCTCTTTCGATGCTTACATGAATGAGATAAAAGACGCAGGGGTAAGAATTACGGTCATCAATTATCTGCCCGATATTCTCAAACTGCAGATGAAAATCTACCGAGACCCTTTGGTTTTGGATGAAAATGGGCAGAGTATTATCACAGGGAAAAAGCCTGTGGAGGATGCCATTAAGGAGTATTTGAAGAATTTACCATTTGACGGAGAATTAGTCCTTGCACACTTGGTGGATGCTCTCCAGCAGGTAGAGGGCGTAAGAATTCCGCACATTATCCTCGCTGAAAGTAAATGGATAGATGCAGGAGTGAATGATTACGGAGGTTACGAGACCATAGAGGTTAAGAAAATCCCTGTTTCGGGGTATTTCAAAATTGAAAACTTTAACAACATTGAATATGTGGTTTAATTTAGATATTCCAAAGCTCACGAGCTTACTTACTCCGACTTTCCTCCGTAGGGAAAAACTATCAGCATGGCTTCGGGCACTTCATTATCCTTTGATAAAGATAGCCGATGATTTCAATGTGAATAGGAATGCCAATCTCTACAATCTCGCCCACAATGGGCAGGTGTGCTACCTCCGTGCGGCACTCAACGATAAGTTTGACATCAGTCAAAGGCGGATAAAGATAACTGACGGGAACAGGTTTCAACGGCAGTATATCTATACCAGGGGAGAGCAAAAACCGAAGTTTTTGGGTAGAATTTATCTCTATGAAAGAGCTGATTATGGCGATACAGGAGTTGATTTTATCGTACTGGTTCCGAGAGGATTGCAGTATAATGAATTTGAGATGAAATACTTAATAGATTTTTATAAACTGGCTTCAAAACGCTATAAAATACAAGAATATTAACATGAATATAGTAAGATACAAACAAACAGGGGGCTTTCCGCTGGATACCAATAATCTGGATTTTCTGCAAAGTTCTTTCCATATCCTTAACACGCTTGGGAATTTGGCTGGTGATATGGTAATTATCTCGGGGTGTGAAATCACAGGGAACACGGTAAACAACGGAGTGGTCTATGTGAATAAAGAAGTATTGGAGTTTAGAGGCGGAAGTCTTTCGGCTAATGTCTTTATCAAAGAAGAGACAGTATCAGGAACTTTTGAAGATGGTTCATTTAAACCTATTGAGATTACACGATATGTAACATTCGGAAGCTCCACGCCAGAGAAAACTTTTAAATGGGAAGATTTTAAGCGTGTAGATAATCTGATACAACAAGGAGTAAAGAATGCTGATTTTGAGAAAAGAATTAAAGCTCTTGAAAACAAGAAAAGCCCTGTGCCTATTGGCTTAATTGCTATCTGGGGGAAACCAGCCAGCGAACTTATACCAGAGGGCTGGAAAGAATGCACCGACCTTAGGGGAAGAATGCCATTAGGCTGGAATCCAGATGATACTGATTTTAGCGAATTGCTAAAAAATGATGGAGAAAAGACTCATCAACTGACCATTGCAGAAATGCCTGCTCATAGTCATTCAGGAAAAACATTGACACCATCAGAAGCGGTCGGTATTCATTGGGATGGACACGATGGTATAGGATTTAGACCAGGAAGTGCCAACAATTCTCCTGGTGACACAGGACTTACAGGAGGAAATCAGCCTCACAACAATATGCCTCCTTACCGTATTATTAAGTTCATTGAGTTTGTAGGATTTGAATAATAAAAAAAACATTACTATGGCAAAAACAGCGATAAATATAATAAAAAAATGGTTTAAAACAGGTTCAAAGCCTACACAAGACCAATTTTGGAGTTGGCAGGATTCCTATTGGCACAAAGATGAGATAATACCGCAGGAAAACATTCAGAACCTTAACACTACGCTTTCCAGCAAGGCAGATGCTGACCAATTAGCCAATAAAGCTAACGCAGATGCTTCTGGTATGACTGATTTACAAGCTCAAGCGTGGGCTACATTATTAAAACCGCACCTACCAACAGACGGAGGTAGTGGTAGTAGCACACCGATAGATGCTTATACCAAAACTGAGATTAACGAAAAGTTAAGTAAAATAACCTTCAGAACCATTGTAGATGATAATGGAAGCACTTATGTACCTCAGCCTATCTCATTTTTACAATTAGGTTCAGATCCAGACTCTAATATAGGTAGTCCTAATGGAGAGATTGGTATGCTTAATTGGAACATGTATTGGGGTAACTACAATAAGGGTAATACAGGTAGGTTTAACCTGCTATTGGGAGTTAATAACTCTACTTCTAATGATGGTTCAAATAACACTATTTTAGGTCACTATGCATTTAATTTGAGTAAGAAAGGTAACGATAATGTTATCATAGGTATGAATGCTGCACCTAAATTATTAGCAGGTTACAGCTTAACCCTATTAGGAGCAGGAGCAGGAGGAAACCTCAGCAATGAAGATAGAACCTTAGATGACCTTAAACAGATTTCTCCTGTTTTTGAGGAATATATTACAGGTAGAATAGGGTTAGGGGAATCATTCGGATATGACAAGAAAACAGGTAGATTAAGTAGCTCTAACTCAGTATATGTAGGTTACAATGTAGGTAATGTGTTCAATGGAAATACAGCAGGAGCAACTACAACTATTGGGTCTATATGGATTGGTGCTAATGCAGGAGGAGGTGTTCAGTATAGAGACTATAACAATGTCGTAGTAGGTAATTTCTTCTGGGCTCACGGACACCTCAGATTATATAACTCAGTTATATTAGGTAACCACATAGATTTGAAGTATAACCGAGATAATGTTTTAGCTATCCATAACTCAGCCACTAAGAGGTGTGAAGTTGCGAATGCCTTAATCTACGGAGAGTTTGACAACAGAAAGCTGGTAATCAATGGTAGCCTTACTTTGAATGTTAAATATGTTCAAGAAGAGGCTAATCTGGATACAGCTAAAGCGTTAGTCATCGGCACAGATGGTTTAATCAAGAGTGTGCCTATAAGCAGTATCAAGGGAAGTGGGACACCTACAC